AGTTTCCCGACCCGCAATCAACGGGCGCGCCTGAAACCTGAAAAGTTTGTGTCGGAATTGGCGGCTGAACCGTTGACGGGGCGGGCAAAAGGCATGGATGCCTCCTCTCTGACCGCACGCGAGGCGGCCGAACTGGATGCCTTGAAGCGCCTGGTCGGCCGCGGGAAAATTATGCCGGACTCCGGAGACTGGGGTCGGTATCTGGAGCTGATCGAGAAGTCATCGACGCCGGTGGAACCTGAGGCGGATGGATTCCGGTTGGATGCTGCGCCGGTGGTATCCGGTCGGGGGGCTGCGGCCTACGTCCTTCTCTATGCCGACTCCTACAGCGAAGCAGTGGAGCGCCGCCTGCAACGATGGAGAAAGCTGGGGGCTGAAATCGGCATCCCGGCCCCGTTGGGAGATCCGGTAGCGCTGCTCCAGTGGTACGAAGCCGCCCGTGCAGCTAAGCACCTGAAGCACGCGCCGCCCGATGTGTTGCTGCAAGCGGCGGCCAAAGCCCAAGCCCCTCCCCAATCGCCGACTCCGCCGCCCGCGCCAGCTACCGATGCGCCCCCGGCTGGCGCGGCTGAGGCAGACTACACCGCCGAGGAACTCAGCTCCCGCAGCGTGCTGGCCCGGTTGCAGGACGACGAGGCAAGGCTGCATCGCCGATATCAAGCGGCCGTAGAGGCAAAGGCATCGGATGTAGAGCTGGACGCCCACCGGCGCCGGTGGTCGGAAGCGTCCGAGTTGCTGATCATGCAAAGGGCCCGCGCCGAAAAAATGCGCGAGTTGCTCGACCCTGCCGATGTGAATTCCGCCATCGTCCGCTTTCTGCCGGCGCTGGCGCAGGCGCTGGTGGTGGGCCTATCCGCTCACGTTTCCCCGGAAGTGGCAACGGCGGCAGTGCGAGATGCCTTCGGCAAAACTCCGGCCACCCTTGAATCCCTTCTCGCGGCATGAGTGACCGTCATCTCAGTCGCACCCTGATTGGCCAATGGATCGAGCTGATCCGGGAAAATCCCGTGCTGGAACCTGAGCCCGGCATCCGCGATTGGGTCGAAGGTCACAAGCTCCCGATCCCCGCACAGCACAATCGTATGGCCGCCGCGGCTGGGAAAACGTGGGAGTTTTCCCAATTCCCCGTCCTCGCCGACTGGGTTTTCGACTTTCTCCGGGAACCGCACACCGACATCCTGTTCGCCGACGGCAGCACCCGCCGCATCCGCAACCGCACCGCTTCCATCCTCAAAGATTCCCAGTCAGGCTGCTCCTCCATCGCCCTGCACGGGATAGCCTGGTGGGCAAAGCATCGCGGCGGAAACATGATCTTTGTGACCGATTGCAGGCAGCAGGCCCGGGATTTTGCGCGGGATCGCCTCAGCCCAGTCCTCGACGCCTACCCTTCCCTCCGCGCCGAAAAAAACGAGAAAGGCAGCACCGCCATGGCCATCCGGTACAGCCGCGGCACCCTTTACCTCGGCGGCGGTCAGTCCTCCTCGGAATTTGTCAGTAAGCCCGCGTCCCTCACCGTCGCCGATGAAGTCGCCAAGCACGACCTCATCGACGACATGCCCTCTTTGAAACTCCTCGAAGGCCGGATCACCGCTGACGACGACGCCAAACAACTAGCATTTTCCACTCCGGACATCGCGCTCGAACACGACGAAGACCCCGTCACCGGCCGCCGCACGCCCATCGTCACCCGGGAAACCGTCATCCACGCCTCCTACCTGCGTGGCACGCAGGAACGGGTGGAAGTCCCCTGCCCTCACTGCGGCCACTTTCAGGAACTGGTGCTGGAAAACCTCCGATTCGATCACTGCAAGGAATCCCTCCCCTTCTCCGAAGCCGAGGCAAAACCCGTCTGGAACCGCGACCGCGTCCTCACCGAAACCTTCTACGAGTGCGCCGGGTGCAAACAACGCATCGACGAATCCTCCAAGGCTGACATGATCGCCCGCCGCCGCATCGTCGCCACCAACCTTTCCCCCGACGTCGCTCACCGCAGCCTATCCGTTTCCAGCCTGCTCAATCTTGCCTTTGCCGCCCGCCGCTGGGGAGCCATCGCCAACGCTTTTATTTCTGCCACCGAGGCCGGGGGCGAAGCGCTCAAAGCCTTCTGGACCGAGTTCCTTGGTCGAGCCTTTGAACGATTCAAAGCCACCAAGCCCGTCGAAGAAGCCGTCGGCAAACTTCGCCGAGGCTACCGCCGCCTCCGCTACGATGGTCAGCCCGAGCTGAAGATCCCGCTCACCTCCGCCGAGATCCGCTTCCTCGGCCTCACTGCCGACATTCAGCGCGGGCAAGGCAACGAAGTCGGCGTCATTGGCTCCGTCGAGTGGATGATCTGGGTCGCCGAATGGGATGGCTCCCTGTGGGCCCTCGACTGGGGCACCGTCCCCGAACTGGACGACCTCCCCTCCGTCATCGAGTCCAGACCATTCCGGGACAAAGACGATCCTGACAACCCGTGGCACGTCGCTATCGCCTGTCTCGACACCGGCTACCGCGAAGACCTTGTCATTGGATTTATTTCCGCCATGGGCGGCAGCACAAACGGTGGCGACATTCGCTGGTGCGCCATCCGTGGCCGCGCCGCCGCCAACGATAGAATGGCGCGCGTCTCCCCCCGCTGGACCAAGGAATACCCGGGACGGGACCAATACCAAAATGAATGCAAGGTTCGAATCATGGGCATCAAAGCCGATCACTGGGAGCACGAGCTGCACATCGAGCGCATCGCCAAACCCGCCTGCGGCCTCATCACCCGTCCCCCCGTCTACCTGCCCGTCGACACCCCGGCCGACGTCCTCGCCGAAATTGGGAACATGGAGCATTACTACGACAAAGCGAACAAAGGCGGCGTGCGCGAGCTGAAGTGGCGGAAGCGCCACGCCTCCCGGCCCAACGACAAGGCCGACCTTCTCAAATACGGCCTGGTGGTCATCGACGCCGTCGACCGCGACGAACGAACCCAAGTTTGACCGCCCCCGCAACAGCCATGCCCGCCTCGCCTGCCACCGTCCGCGCCCTCTCTGAAACCTACACCGCCGAGGAGATCCGTGGCATGCGAAAGCTCGCCCTCGATGTCCGCCTCGAAGGCGGCACATCCACCCGGAACTACGAGGGCTCGTCCATGACCATCAGCATCGAGAACTGCGAGCAGGTCATCGAAGACTGCAATGCCGCCCTCGACCTCCTGACAGATTCCGCTTCCGGGAACACTCCCGGAGCTACCCGCGCCCCTGTTAATCTCGGCGTCGACTTTTCCCTCCGTCGCATCCAATGAGCCGCAAACGCACCCTTCGCCCGCCCTCGCAAAGTCCCGCGCCTTCCACCGCCCCGGAGGCGTGGAATTCCGGGATCTCCGCCGCCGACAATTCGGCCGACCGCGGCTACATCTGGTTTCCGAACCTCACCGGAAAACAGCAGTTTGCCAACCTCACCCGCCGGGAAGCCCGCCGTCGCAGCCAGTGGGCGGCCTGGAATGTCCCGCCCGCAAGAAAAGCCACTAAAGACCTCGCCCGCTGGGTCGGCTCCGTCAGCATGCGGCCAAACACCACCGACGACGCCTTCAACTCCGCCGTCTCCGAGTGGTGGACCGATAACTTCGAACGCCGCCCCGGCTCCTACGACGCCACGGGCAAACTCACCGCTTCCGAGTTTCTCATCAACGCCCTCTTCGGCGTCTTCCGGGATGGTGACCTCCTAGCCGTCCACGCCACCGACGACAACGGTGCGCCCATCGTCATCGCGGTCGAGTCCGCCCTCATCGAAAACCCCTCCACCGACGTCCCCGGCGACTGGTTCGACGGCGTCCGTTTGGGCCCCAACTATCGACCCCTCGCCTATAACATCCGGCGCGAGTCCCCATCCTCCCGCGAAGTCATCGACTTCCAGATCCCCGTTGGAGCCGCCCACCTGTTCGCCAACTACGAGACCCACAGCGCCACCCGTGGCACGCCCGCACTCATCCACGCCATCCCTCAAATCCTTGACTACCGCGAGATCGACAATGATCTGCGGAAGATCTTGAAAGTCCACGGCCTCTTCGGCCTCGTCATCGAGCGCCAGCCGGGCACCGTCATGGCCGAGATCGCGCCCGTCTCCGGCCGGAAGCGGGAGGATAACCTCGCCGACATTGGCCGCCCCGCTGCCGGCGTCACCACCGGCACCGCCATCCCTCGCACCGTCAACGAAGTCATCGACCGCGGCGAAATCGCCAACCTCCCCGCGGGCCACTCCATCAAACCCCTCACCGACGGCCGCGAATTTCCCTCACAAGCCGCCGTCAAAGAGGATATCTATGCCCAAATTGCCATGGGATTGGGCGTCCCCGTCGAGCTGCTCTTCCATCTCGACAAAGTGGGCGGCCCCGGCGTCCGGTTCGTTTTGCGTCAGGCTCAGGAATGGCGGAACGTCTGGCTGGATCGCCAGGTATCCTTCCTCACCGTCGACTACCTCCGCCGCGTCGAGTGGGGCATGCGCACCAAGCAGCTTCCCCGGTGCTCCGATCCCCGGTGGTGGCGGCATGTGGTCAACTATCCGCGGAGCGCCACCATCGACGACGGCCGCGACGCCTCCGCCCAGCGCTCCCGCCTCGACCGGGGCCTCACCAATCTCGCCACCGAGTATGGCGAGCAGGGAGAGAACTGGCAGGATCAAGTCCGCCAGCGGGTCGCTGAGATCAAGATGATCCGGGACGAGTGCGCCGCCATCGGCGTCGACCCCGCCCTGATCCTCGGTGCGCCAGTCACCCCTCCCGCCGCCGCTCCCGCCGCCGCCTGATTCCTGCCCACCCTGCGTACCACCCAAACTTTCGCTCCAACAAAATGGAAAAACTCGACCTTCATTCCCTCCTGACCGTGGCAGGCATTGCCTCCGCCGCCAATCACCCGCTCGCCCTCGACGTTCCCTCCCTCCTGCGGGATTACGCCAGCGGCCGCTGCCGCATCGCCCCCATGCCCGTCAGCGCCGGGCCGCGGGATTCCGGCCCGCAGGACATCCATCCGAATGATCTGCAGTACGTCGCCCACGGATCCACCATCATCGCCGTCCAGCCCATCCGCGGGGCCATCGTGTCCGGGATCTCGGCCGCTGCTGAGGAATGGTACGGGCTGTTTAACCTCGACCGCATCCACAGCACCGTCGCCACCGTCGCCGGAAATCCCGCCGTCTCCGCCCTCGTCCTCCTCATGGATACCCCTGGCGGATCAGTCCTCGGCCTCCGCGCCGCGGCCGATGCGCTGATGTCCCTGCCCGCGCAACGCCCGAAAATGCAGGTGCTGACATACACCCAGCGCCTTGCAGCGTCTGCCGGAATGTATCTGGCCGCAGCCACTCAGGCCATCCATGCCGCGCCTGGTGCCTACATCGGCTCCATCGGCACCGTCGCCACTCTTTCCGACTCCACCGGCTTCTGGCAAAAGGTGGGAGTCGACCGCCGCGTCTACACCGCCGACTCCGCACTCAAAGGCATCGGCATGGGCCCGATCACCGATGCGCATGATGAACACATGGCTGCCACCGTCCAGCAGTACAGCACCGAGTTCAAAACGTGGATGTCCGACCGCCGGAAACTGAAGCCCGCCGCCATGCAGGGACAGGCATGGGAAGCCCGCCTCGCTCCCAAGGGAATGGCCGACACCGCCACCATCCCCACCTTCGAAGAATTCCTCGCCGCCATGCTGGGCCTTTGACGTCCCCGGCAACGTCCACACCAAACCACCCATAACAAACCGGTCCCATGCGCCTCCGCTTTCTGCTCCTTGCCCTCTCGGCTTTCCTTTGGACTAGCCACACCCTCCGCGCCGAGTCCGACCCCGGCGCTGCGCCCGGAGCCGCCGCCCCAGTCCCGCAGCAACCGGTTCCCGCCGCCGCTGCCGCGCCCGCACCGGTCGCCCGCAAGGAAGACGAGCCCACCTTCCTTGAGCGGATCCGCAGCTACGCCAGTTCCCGGAATACCCTCACCGCCAGCATCAACGCCGCCGAGCGGGAGCTGGTCGACCTCCGCGCCGCCGTTGAAGAACGCGATGCCACCATCACCAACCTCCGCGCCGAAGTCGCCGCCCAGCGTGCAGACCTTGAGCGCATCGGGGCTTACCTCCAATCCATCGACCGCGGTGCCGCTCCTGGCCAATCCGCTGCCGCCGCCTTCGCCGCCGCCGTCTCCGGCGAGGTGGCCAACACCGTCAGCAAACTCGGCATCCCAGCCGCCCGCATCACCCAGACCCCTGCATCCACCGGCTCCAGCAAAGCCGAGCAACTGGAAGCCATCCGCGCCGAAATCGCCGCCACCACCGATCCCATCAAACGCGGCGAACTCGCCGCTCAAGCCCGCAAACTCCGCAACGCCAACTGATCACCCGCCCGTCCTCGTCATCCCTGCCCAATTAAAACAATGCCCACTCTTACTCCTACCGAAATCCTCGCGGATGTCATTGGATCTTTCCGGAAGTCGATTCCTCTGGCCCTCAATTTCAGCAAAAATTTCCAATCTTCCGGGATTCGCCTGAATAAAACCTACACCGGTCACATCGCCACTGTGCCGGTTGCGGAAAACGTCACCACCACCTATGCCGTCACCGGTAACGATGCGCGGAACCTCCTCACAGATGTCCCTGTCACTGTCACTAGCCGGATGGGCGCTCGGTTGATCATGAAAAACATTGACGCCATCGCGGACGATAAAGCCGCCTACGATGAAGTCATCCGCGGCGCAGGTTATGCGGTTGGAAAAGCATTCATTGATGATCTGCTGGCCAATGCCACGAGCCGGAATTTCAGCAACGCCATCACCTATGCGGCGGCGGATTCGGATGTCGACATGCTGATTGCTGCCACCAAACAGCTGAACATTCAAGGAGCCGCCCGCATGGGCCGCTCCATGGTCGTGAACAGCAACGTGGCCGATGCTCTCCAAGCCGACACCCGCCTTACGTCCCGCGACTTTGCCGGTCAGCTGCAGGGAGAAGACGGGTACCGCAGCTGGCGCGGAACCCATGGATTTGCCCTGATTCAGGAATATCCAGACATGCCCACCGGCAACGGCACGGCGGTTACTGGCGGGGCCATTACCGCCTCGACCAATATCTATGCGAAAACCGCGCACGGTTTCCAAACCGGGCAGCGCGTGATTCTGAACTCCATCACCAACGGTGCAGGGCTGACGGCCTTGAACTACTACTTCTTCCACCGTCTCGGGGCGGACAGCGGGTATCTTTGCACGACTGTTGCAAACGCCATTGCCGGAACCTCTGTGGATGTGACGACGGATGCCACCAACGTGGTTCTGACCGCTGGCGAAAACGTGTCCGCTTTGGCCACCGACACCTCCGGCATTGTCTTCCTTGCCGGTCCGGAAGATCACGGCGCTCAGGATGCCATCATGCAATCTCTCGGCATCCCCAGCATCCTCGCATTCGACACCGTGCGCGATCCTGACAGCGGGATCACAATGTCGGCTGTGAAGTTTCAAGATCCAAGCACCGGAGATCTCACCTTCATGCCCGTCCTTCTGTGGGGTGATGTTGCCGGTCGTCAAGGTGGCACCAACCCAGTCGGCTACGCCACGGACAACGGGGGTCTCCTCATTCGCACCGCCTGAGACACTCCTCCACCCATCCATCCTGACTCATGAAGCTGCTTATTGTTGTGGGGTACGACGGCCCCGGCCCATCCGCCAAACCGTTCCCGGTCTACATGGGCCGGGTCAGCTCGGAGGCGGATGCAGCCATGGCCGCCAGTTCTGCCGTCCGTTTCGGGATCATCCGGAACCCGGTGGAACTGCGGAAGAACGGGAAACAATCCGCCTCGGCCTGGGTGGTCGAGCCAGCTGCCGAGGAATCCTCGGAAGTTGCCAGCGATCAACCAGCCGGGCCGGAGCCCGTGATCGAACCCGTCGAAACCGCCGACATCGAGCCCGCCGAAACCACCACCGACACCCCTTCAGAAGATCCCGATCCTGACAGTCCCGCACCCGCTGGGATCAGCGGGAAGCGGAGAAAGTGAGAAACCCTGTGTGTGCGAGTGCGCCCCGGTCCGGTTCGTCCGGGCCGGGGTGTTTCCGTTCCTAGCCTATGCAACCCCGCAACATCTTCGGCTTCCTTCGGCGCGAGACCCAGCGAGTCTTCGGCGAGGGCACCTACCTCTTCCTCCCCGCCACGAAAGGCGGCACGTCGTACACCGTCGTGGTGCCGTGCACCAGCTCCGTCGCCCGCGGCCGCTCGCGTGGACTGGCTGGCGTGCTGAGCCTCCCGGCCGACACCCGCACCATCGAGGTGGATGCCGCCTCCCTGCCGTTTGAGCCCCGGCCTGACGACATCCTCCTCTTCGGCAATGCCGTGCGGAATTCCTCCGGCGTCTGGATTCAGGATCCCGCCGCCCCAGCGCAGAAGTTCCGGATCACCTCCGCCGACAAGGCATCCTATCACACCCACTGGCGCATCGAAGTCGAGCGTCACTGATTCCTGCCCACCCTGCGTACCACCCGAACTTTCACACAAGAAAATGCTGAAAATTGTCGATTCGTCCGCCATCACCAATCTCACCCTTTTCGGGGCCTCCCGCCAGATCAGCGGCCGGCATTTCCATCAGACCGCGAGGTATGCGATGCGCCTGTGGGTGTCCTTCGCTCTGCACAAGATCGCCGCCGCCGAGCCGGGGAAGATCCGCGCCGCCCTCAGCCGCGTCGTCACCGGCTACACCGTCATGGCCACCGCCTCCATCGGTGCCCGCACCAACCTCAAAAACCGGAAGACCAAGCGCTTCCGCCCCGCCGACCAATGGCGCGGCACCATCGCATCCAAGATCGTCGGGATGCTGAATTACCGGAACGCCCGCACCGCTCCCCGGTCCGACTTCTACCGCATCGTCGGCAAGTTCGTCCGCGGCCGGATGGCTGGCGCCCGCATCCACCGCGCCGGGATGGGCCCCGCCATGGATGCCACCGCCGACGTCGGCCGCGTCCGCCGCGAGGGCCGGAAGCTGCCAAAGTACCGGAAGCCCCCTGGCAGCTATGAGCAGAAGCTGAAGGCAGACACCGCCGACATCCTTGTGGAAAACTTCGCCTCCGCCTTCGGCTCCCGCGCCAAGGGCATCGTCGGCATCGCCCCTGAGGCGTTCAATTCGAGCGCCGCCGAAGTCGACCGCCTCCTCGGCCTCTACGCTGAGCGGAACCTCCGCGAGGCCGCCATCGCCACCGGCTTCACCGCCCGCGCCGCCTGATCTCCCATGCCCTCCTACTCCCTCCTCGCCACCCCGCCGGAAACCCGGCTCCTCGCCGCTCTGGATCGCGTCCTCCGCACCGGCATCACCGGCATCGCAGACAGCCAGCCGGACAGCACATGGGCCGTCGATACCGGCTGTCCTGCCGGCCACGCCGTCTTCCCCGCGGGCCTGCGCATCTACCGGTACGATGACACGCAGGAAATCGACATCGGCGCGCCCTCCATCGTCCTCATCATCGAGGAACAGCCCACCCGCAAAGTCGACGCCTTCGAAGGTCTCTGGAACATCGCGGTAAAAGTCGACCTCCTCTGGGAACGGGATCTCTGGGACTCCGCCGAGGGCGAGGCCATCGTCTCCTTCGTCAAAAATCTCCTCACCAACGACATCCAGATCCCCGGCGGCGGCATCTCCCGCGCCGCGGAACGCCTCACAGATTCCACACTGCTGGTGGCTGGCAGCATCGAGGAAAACAACTTCGCCGAAGGCACCATCGACCGCCTTCAGGACAACGAAGGCCGCCCATTCGTCTCCATCGGCTTCCGCGTCACCTGCGGCGGCCTCTCTGCCTGATCTCCCATGCCACCCGTCCCCATCAATCCCCTCGCCGCCATCGTCGCCCGCAGCCGCGTCCCCGTCGACCCCGCCGCAATCAATACCCTTCGCGCCGAGGACGCCCTGCTGGTGGAAAGCTGCACCGCCCGCGCCAGCCGTCAGGAATGGCGGCGATATGGCACGGACGGCAACCTCATCGCTTTTGTCCGCCACTCTCCCCAGCTCATCTACTCCGTCACCGCCACCGCGCTGGATCCCACCGGCGAAAACCTCGCCAACTACCACCCCGGCCGGAACCTGAGCGACCGGGCCCTCGCTTTCCTCAACGGCCGCGCCCCATTCCAGTTCCAGACCGAGTACGAAGGAGCCCGCGTCGGCCGGCTCATCTACGGCGACCCCCAGCAGGATCCCATTCCGGGAGACGCCATGCGGTGCTCCTTCACCATCGAGCACATCTTCATCGACCTCGACACCGGCAGCTATCCCGCCATTTCCGGCGGTGGCGAGTCCGGCCCCTACCACGCCCTCTCCGTGTACTGGAAAGACGCAGGCGGCACCATGAACCGATTCCTCCGCGTGAAGTCGGGAGCCGAGCCCGGCCTCTCCAGCCTGCTGGCCAGCGGCCTTCCCCCTGCCCTTGCGTATGCCATTTCAGACCACGCTGGCAGCAGCCCTATCGCCCCTCCCGGAGACGAGACCGCTGCCGGTTCCATCGCAGACGGCATCACCATCACCGGCGTCTATGCCCACACCTCCGCCGCATGGCTCTACACCAGCGAGGATCTGGTCCCGTCTTCGAATCACGACACCGAGATCCTCATCCCCTACTGGTACGATGCCAGCACCGCCATTGGAGCCACCACCATCGTCGCCGCCGGCTACTGGTGCGGCACCACCCCGCCGACCACACGTCCCGGCACCAGCCATGCCCGCGCCGCCCTCTGGAGCAGCGATTCGGGTTGGATCTCCGAGCCCACCCCCGGCGTCGGCCCCGCGTGGACGCGCCCAGCCAACCCCCTCGCCTCCATCACCGGCCTCTTCATGGCCTGAGATTGACACCCCCAGCAAAGCCCAAAGCCATGCCAGCCACCGCCGTCAACCCCCTCGCCGCCCTTGTCGTGCGGACCCGTGATTCCTCCTTCCAGTCCGCCGCCTTCGGCCTAGCCGCTCCCATCGCCGGGCTGCTGCTGAATACCTTCACCGTCACCCCCACCCGGGACGTGATCCGGAAAAAAGACCACCGCGGCCACGAGGGCATCGTCGACATCCACAGCAACCCTCAAATCAAGTGCAATGTGGATGCCGAGAACCTCCAAGTCTCCGGCATCGTCAACAACGGCCACCCTGGCGCAGCCCTCGCGCCTTCGGTCGTCGCCAGCTACACCGCAGACCTCGCCCACGGATTTCCGACCACGGGCGTGTGGATCATGGGGAACCCTAACCGCACGGCCACGCCGGGAGACCTTCAAAAGGTCACCTTCGAACTCACCCTCCGCTGGAACCCCTCCACCGACGTCCAGATCATTCAGGACACGGATGCCGTCTGATCCCTCCTGACACCATCAACTGAGGGCCGGTCCCGGGGATCATAGGCCCGGACCGGCCCTCACTCATTTTCCCGCACGCACACATGCAACGCCTCCCACTCAGCATCCCCAGCCGCAACGCGCCAGACACCCCCCTCGTCCGCCTCAGCCGCGCCATCGGCACCCACCCTTACGCGGTCGCCCTCGCCACCTGCGGGTGGAAGGTTTCCGCCGACGCCCTCGTGGGAGACTTCGGTGATGAAATGACCTGGTGGGTCGAGGACCGCCTTACCGAGGCCCAGAGCATCTGCCGCGGCTGGGAGCAGGGCGTGGAATACTCCAGCGACTACACCCGCTTCGCCGCCTGCATGGCCGCCCTGACCGCCCGCGCCGCCGTGCAGCAGTGGGTGCAGACAGGCACCGCCCCACTCTACTGGCAGCAGCGTGGCCGCTTCCTTGAGCCAGCCACGTCCGCCTCCTTCATCGAGCCGCCGCCCGCCCGGTTCTCCATCAGAAACATCGACGCCGCCGCCGCCCTCATCGCCTGCGGCTTTGTGCCGCTGCCCACCCTCATCAATGGCATTGATGGCAGTCCCCTCGTAGGCCTGCCGGAATACTCCACCACCTTCCGCGGCCTCCGAATCACTGATTGCCTCGACGCCCTCCATCGCCCCGCAGACAGCATCGTCACCCCCGTCATGCTCCCGGACTACCCGCCGGAAGAACACCCCTTCCTGTACGCCCTGCAGGCCTTGCTGAACCTCCCCGGCTTCGCCGCCGTCCAGCAGGCCGCCGCCCAGTCCCCCCGCGTCGCCCTCCGCAGCCGATACAGCCAGCGCTCCGCCATCGTCCCTGCCGATGCCATCCGCGAGGGGCGGCGGGACACCGCAGCCTTCCGCGACCGCCTCCGCACCCACCTCTCTGCCTGATACTCCCACATGATCCCGCTTCAAGAAATCCACCTCCCCGGCCTCACCGCTTCCGCCGCCCCTGCTCCTGCCGCACCCGCGCCGGATACCGCCACCCCCATCGCCCGCCGCTGCCGCTGGAACCTGACCATCTCCGGAAAGGCAGAGTATTACGACGCCGCCGGCACCACCTCCATCCCGCAATGCCTCGGCGAGGCCATCGTCCTCCTCTACATCGCCGCCCATCCCCCGGAGCACTTCTGGACATCCCGCGCATCTGAGCACGAGGACGGCGTAGACTCCGCCCTCCCCTTCGGCATGGATCCCGTCAGCCTCCGCCGGGACATCGCCGCATGGGCCTCCCGCACCTTCCGGCATGATGAGGATGCCGCCATCATGGCTCTGGCCTTGCAGATCTGGGTGGACGGCCACGCCACCTACGCCGTCCCCATCGACGTCCCCTCACAAAAAAAAACGGAACCGCTCCCCACTGGACCGAGTGCTACATCCAGCTACTCACCGGAGGAGACCCCGGGCAACGACACCACGCCCTCCACCGACTTCCTCTCCGGGATGCCCACGCCGCTATGCACGCCCGACTCCATGCCGCCGGCGTCGATTGCCTGACCGCCTCCCAACGCGCCGCCCGCGCCGCCGCCGTCGAAGCTCAACTCTCCGCCCTCAACATCTGATCCATGGCCTCCCGCCGCTCATCCATTGGTGCCCAGCTGCACCTCGATAAAAAAGGCTTCACCGCCGCTCTCGCTTCAGCCAAAGGGGACGCGCAGGCGTGGAAGTCCGGCGTCGAAGCCATGAAGCTCAAAGGCGGGGCGCTCACCGGTGAAGGCGTCGGTATTGGAAAATGGACGGAACTCTCCAGTAAAATCAACGTCATCGGCGGAGGGCTGAAAATGGTAGGCTCCTCCGCTCTAGGCATGGGGAAATCCTTGTTCAATGCCGAGGCATCCTTCGAAAACCTCCTCCGCGGCCTCGCCTCCACCAGTGACGGATCCGAGACCCTCCGCTCCGAACTAGCTGCCCTTCAGGAAGTCGCCAAAATGCCCGGCCTCGGCTTCCGGGAAGCCATCCAAGGAGCCACCGCCCTCAAGGGGGCCAAACTCTCCGCGCAGGAAGCCCGTGAAGCCCTCGTCGCCTTCGGGAACGCCCTGACAAATGCCGGGAAAGGCAAAGCGGAACTCAACGACGTCCTTCTCTCCATCCAGTCCATGATCTCCACCAATCAAGTGGACATGGAAAACCTGAAGGAGATCGCCACTAGGATCCCCGGCTTTCTGGAACTCGCCGCCCGAGTCCCCAAGGGCAACGCGCTGGACTGGGTCCGCGGCATCATCAAGGAACTCAAAACCCTCCCGCAGGCTGCCGAGTCCGCGCAGGACAAGGTGGACAACCTCAAGGACGCACTCGACCAAAAGAAGCTTGGCATGACCGGCGGAAAGGCGGCAGGCATCGTGGGAGCCCTGACAAACGAAGCCATGCGCATGCTTCAGGGTGGCGACGTTTCTATCGCAGGCCTCACGGAAGCCGTTTCCGGAGAGGATCTCATCAGCAAGTACCAACCCACCGAAGCCGAGCTGGCCCGCCGCAAAAAAGTCCGTGAGGAACTGGCTGCCGCGGAGCAGGAGCAAGCACGCCTAGCCAAACAAAAAGTCAAAGACGAGGAAGCAGCCGAGCGATTCAAAAAAGGCACCCCCGTCCGGGAAGCCGCCCAGCAAAACCTCGACGTCCTCCGCCTCCGCGCTGCGGGCCGGAACAAGCAGGCAGACAAACTGGAACAGCAGCAGGAGGCCGACCGCCGATCCAAAGAACTTCAGGATGCCGGCATGGATCCCGCGCAGGCTGCAGCCATGGCCGGTGAAGAATCCCGACTGAAGAAAGCCATGGCCTCCGGCCGCCGCGCCACCTACCGCGGCGAATCCTCCACCGGATTCCGTGGCCTCGCCGCCAATCGCGAGCTGGCCGAAAAGAATGACCGCACCGCCCTGAATGAAGAGTGGGCCTTCCCAGGCCTCGACGGCCTGAAAGCCATGCAGTCCCGAAACACCCTGAAGCCGCAGGCGTCCGCCCGCGCCGCCGGTGCCGCTAATGCCGCCGCCTCCGACCCTGTTAGCAAAGCCGTCACCTTTTTTGGTCCGGAGATTGTAAAGAAGCTGGATCTCATTGCCGCCAGCCTCACGCCGCTCGCGCCCCTCCCCGCCGATAAACTCCCATGATCCTCGAAGACTACGATCTCCCCAACATCGGGGCCGGTGGCGGCCGCTGGCAGTACGAGACAGACCCACGCCTCATCCCGAATCCCCGCGGCTTCGATCAAGTCAGCGCCACCATCTGCTTCCGCGGATCTCTCACCCAGCTCAATGCCCTGTACGATCTCGGTGCGCAAAACGCCCCCGGCATCGGTTCCGGGCGGGATCTGTACTACACCGGCCCGCAGGTCATCGAGTCCCGCTTCGGCTACCACATTGCCGATTTGATCTGGACCGGTTACTCCACCCCCGCGCTCAACTTCAACGGGCTGGCCATCCTCCCCGCCGGCGTCCGCGTCAATTCGCTCGACCTCAACTCCAGCCCGGAAGAAGCCCAGTTCCCTCAGGAACGCGACGGGGTGACGGTCATCCTTCAGCCTCCGTATTCCCCGCCTGGCAACGGCATCCGCCAAGTCAGCACGCAGGCCACCGGCGCCAGCACACTCACACTCGGCTGGGCCCCGTGGCGCATCCGCCTCCTCGGCCGCCGCTACTCCTACTCTGTCCGCGGGGCCTACATCGCCACCCGCAACTCCACCTTCAAACCCCCGGCGCTGAATCTCCCCAACCCGTACACCGCCGACCCCACCGCCATCAACTGGCAGTCCCTCCCGGATCCCCTCGTCACCTACGCCGAAGGCCTGCCCACTGGTGGCGATGGCTGGTGGTGCGCCACGCATCGCGTCATGAGCGAATTTGTGCTCGGCGACCGGAAGTTGCAGTTTTGGGAAGGGGAGTACGAGTGGGTCCGCCGATACGGCCCGTGATGTTGACGGCCCCCGCATGGGGAAATGCCCGTCTACCGCCTCCAGACACAAGTCTCCGCCACCGTCACCGGCGTCGTCACCCCTGACACTGCCGACCTCGACTCCGCCATCACTATCCCCCTCCCGGAAACCGTCCGGCACATTCTGAGCGAGGGGCCTAACTTTGCATCCGTCGTCTGGAATGGAGCTTCTCCCAGTGAGATCCCCATCGCCATCGGCCGCACCTCCACCACTCAAACCCCCGCCTACAGGAACGGCGTCGTCTCCAATCCCGACTTCCGTTCCCTCCGCGCCCTCGCCGTCGTCTGCGAGCCCACCCCCATCGCCATCCCGGCATGGACGCCCGCCAGCGTCACCTCCGTCGCCCTCAGCTTCTTCAGCGATGTTGGAGCCTCCGGTTCAGTGCAGACCGCCCTCGTGGCCGCCACCCGCGCCCTCGGCACCAGCACCGTCGTCGCCGCAGGGAATTGGAGTGACAACATCGGTGCCACCGGCTCCACCGGTCTGAATAACGATACCGCCTCGTGGGGCACCGAGATCACCGCCCAGCGATTCCTCCCCGCCCTCGGCCCGCAGGAACTGGAAGCCGGATCCGTCCTTTCCCTCTGCGCCTCCAAGTTCCCCTACATCACCGAATTCGGCGGCGGATCCCCGCGCCACTACTATGACCGGACCTTCGGCGTGGGGGCCAATAGCGCCGTCATCGCCCACCTCTTCGTCCTCAGTGCAGGCATGGCTCCGGCTGATGCCGTCCCTACCATCTCCGCCGCCGCCCTCGCCCCGCAGAATGCCCAGTGGGCATGGATGGAAGGCAGGCTCGCCGCCATCAATAGCCGCTTCCGCATCGCCGTCATCCATCACCCGCCCGCCACTAAGTCTGCCGCCGGCGTCCTCCTGCCGGAAGCCGTAGAACTGGCCCGTTCTGGTCACTTCGACCTCATCGTCTGCGGCGGTGCCTACGTCACCGAGGAAATCCGCATCAACGGCACACCCATCGTCAACGTTAGTAACTGCACCAACTCCGCCGACGTCGGCACCGTCATCCGCGGCACCGCCGCCAACATCGAGCAGGCCTGGCACGACTTCGAAGCCATGGCCTACCTGCGCGTCACCGCTGACAAGGACACCTTGAACTGGCAATTCCGGGACCACGCCACCAATGCCATCATCCGCCAGCAGACCGCCTCACCCAAGCCACCGGCTCCCCTCGGCTGCGCCCTCTTCAGTTTGCAGGATTACGACGACGGTGACGATCCCGTCTACCTCGTCCGCGCCCCCGTCACCCCCGGCTCCAGTCAAGTCTGGCGCTGGCCTGCCTGCCTCCACATCACTGGAGACAACGCCGCCCTCGTCCTCGGGGCCTACTCCGGCCGCACCGCCCTCCGTGGCTGCACCGTCCGCATGTTCGCCGCCGGATTCTAACCCATTCCCACCATGATCATCCCCTCCGCTTCCATCGCCTTCGAATCCGGTTTCCTCTGGACCCCGCCCACCCCGGGCGTAGCTGGCTCCTTCCAAGGCGTTGCGTCCGACCGTGTCGAGCTGACCGCCTCCAGCGCCATCAAGCTCAACCTGCTGCCGACCAGCACCACCACCTATCTGCTGGATAACTTCCCCGCCATCGAGCTGGACAACGTGGCCGTCCAAACTCTCAGCGGATTCGCGGCCTCGTTTGATAAAATCAAAGGCGTCCACATCCGGGTCTCCGCCTACGATCCACTCAGCGCCTCCTCCGGCACCGTCACCGCCACCCTCACGGATGTTTTCGGAACACAAGACTCCGCTCACATCCTCGGCATCGGCGATAACCTCGCCCTCACTCGCCGCGCCGGGATCACCGCCGTCGGCACCACCGCCATCCAGCTGGTCGCCACCAGCCCGGTCAATCTCCGCGTTGAGCTGATCCTCATTGGCGACGTCGTCTCCGGCCTCGGCACCTGATGCGATGCACTGGATTGCCTGCCACTTCAACCCGCTAGGGTACCAGCGTCCCGTCGATAACCTCCGACGGTTCCTCGACGGGATGCGCGGCCGCCCCGGGACACTGGTGGTGCTGGAACTGGCAGACCGCGGCGGCATCAACATCCAGACCACCCTCTCCGGCCTCACCACCATCCGGCTCCACATCCCGCAGGACACCCCGCCCTTCTGGTGGAAAGAGGGTCTCCTCAACTTTGCCATGGAGCACCTCCCGCCCGGGGTGGAGACCGTGGCCGTTCTGGATGCCGACATCGAGTTCCTGGATCCCGACTGGATGGCCCGCGCGGAAGATGCCCTTTGGGTCCAGCCCGTCATCCATCCCTGGCATCGCGTCCGGTACACCAACGAGCACGGCATCGATGCCTGCTGCCGCGCCTCCACCGGCTACGGCGCATCTGTCAGGAGCCTTGATGAGTGGATCCAGTACCATCCCGGCTGCGCATGGGCCTTCCGCACCTCCTTCCTGCGGGAGATTGGCGGGTGGTACGTCTCCCCCATCAGCCACGGAGACACCCTCATGGCCCTGGCCTGCACCGGCCGACTCGCGGAAGACTCGCCCCGACTCCAGAAACTCTCGCCCGCCCACCGTGCCGACATCCTCCGCTGGGGTGCCCGCGTCACCTCCGCTGCCGGCGGCACCATTGGCTACTCCCGCGGCGAGATCCGCCACTGGTGGCACGGGCACGAGAGCCGCCGCCGCTACGCCGACCTCCCCTCACTCATTCAAGACTATGATCCCGCCACCGACCTATCTGCACCCTCTCCCCTCCCGCAATGGGCCCCTCACGCCATCGCGGAAAAGCCGGAGATGGTCGCTGCCATCGCCGACTACTTCCGCCACCGGGACGAAGACGGGGCCGCGGATTGACACCCCCCGCAAAGGACAGCCAGCCACATCCCTACCGCGCCGCCAACCCATGCCCTTACTCGCTGCCGCTTTCACCATCCCGGTCCTTGCCACCGCCCTTGCTGTTCCCGCCACCGCTTTGGTCATCGAGCATCCCCAAGCGGCCGACGTCTATGTTGTTCTGGGGGCAATCCTCGCGTCCCTCATTTCACTGATTGAAGCGCGGTACAAAGGGCGCGACTTCCGGCCAGCCCTCACAAATTTCATCTCCTCCGCACTGGCCGGGGTCTGCGCGCCCAAGATTGGATTTCTTTGTCTCGTCCAAATTGGAACGCTGACACATGAGTCACTCATTGTAAGGGCGTGGGAGGCATGGGCCGCCGCCGGTTTTGTGTGCGGACTAAATGGGTGGCTGGTGATCCACAGTGCATCCGCCACCCTCAAGGGCTGGCTAACCAAAAACACCACGGACACTAACGAATGATCCGCACCGCAAACATTGAAGTCAGCCTGCAACGGCTGAACATCCTCCGACTTGAACACCCGCAGGCCAACCCGCTCCGGCTGGTCTGCACGCTCCGCGCCGGGGAAACCCTGCCGTCTGGGCTGACGGTAACGGCAGAGATTCACACGTCGCGCAACGTCGCCGCAGAGACCACGCCGCTTGCCAGCAGCACCGTCACTGTCGCCGCAGACGCTGCCAGCTTCGACGTCTCATTCACATCCGAACAGCTTAACCAGACCGTCACGCCGAACAGCACCCGGGCCTTGTGGCTCGTTGTGTACGGCGTCGGGGCGGAAGACCAGATTTACACCCTATCCGCCGCAGATTTGCTGCTGGGGTGGCACGCCATCAGCCAAGTCACCGCCGCACCGCCCAACGTTACTCTGTTTGTTGAGAAGGGCGGCGTGGCATGGGCGAGCGGCCGCAACTACGTCTCCGGCACCGTCGTCACGGTAGGCACCACCGCCTACGTCTGCACCGCCGACAACACCAGCACGACGGACGATGAGCCTGGAGAAGGAATGGAGTGGGAGTCGTTCTGGGTCGTTCTGAGCGGCGACGGCGGCGGTGCAACCAACCTCGGCGCAACGGTCTCCCCCACGCAGGTCGTTATCAATAGTGATACCGGCGACGATGCCACCATTCCGGCGGCAGACGAAACGAACGCCGGCGTCATGCTGCCCGCGCAGGTGACGAAGCTGGCTGGCATCGCCGCCGGGGCGACGAAAAACAACATCATCCATCTTTTCTGCCTGTCCGGCCAATCAAACAGTTACGGAGCCGGAGGCAATGCCGCGCAAGCCCCAACCCCAATGGCTGGGGCGTATCAATGGACATCCTCTGGCGGCGTGCAGGCGTTGACGCTGACGGCTGGCACATCCGGGGGGCAGACCCTCGGCACGTCATGTGCGGCAGCGTTTGCTAACGCCTACATTTCGGTTACAGGAAGAAAGGTTGGGATTGTTGGAGGAGTAATGATCGACGGAGCGGCGCAATCGTCACTGGCGGACGGCGGAAACGGAAACTTTGACGTTTCGGGAACACTTCGCGCCACAGTTGTGAGTCGGTATCTGGCGGCAAAGGCCGCGTTTGAAGCAGCAGGTTATCAGGTGGTAATGGCTGGCATTATTTGGCTACAGGGAGAGCAGGATGCGATTTACATTAATGTGGGGACAATTACTCAAGCGCAGTATCAATCGGCATTCGTGACGATGCTGGCTTATTACCGCACCAACATTGACGCCAATCTTCCCGTGTGGGTTGTGCGGACGGGGTTGCGAACATCCGCAAGTGATTTTGGATCAGCGGCTATTCGCGGCGGTCAGGAAAACGTCGCGGCGTCGGACAACAAAACACAAATTGCATATCGTGACACTGATACCTTCAGTTTTCGGTCAATGCTTGCCGACACGGTTCATTACAATCAGGCCGGGCAAAATGAAGTTGGCTCTCGAGTCGGGCTTTTTGCGGCAGGAATTGAGCCGCGTGAGCCTCTGGCGTTGAAGGGGTCAACAACAACAATCCCTGTAACAATAGACAATCAGGTAGTTCAAACACACAGCGGATACGTCCGGCTTGCATCAGATTCGGCAACCGCATCAAATCGCAGTATCGTGCTTACTGCCCCGCTAAAAACAGGTCAGATGCTGATGATTGAAAATGTAAATTCCGGGACTTTTATTCAACTCCCAAACGGACAGGCTAACTCATCTGGCGGTGGAGTTTGTTTCCTGAAGGCTGATTGGAATGCATCAAAACAAAAAGACATGCTCTTTCTTGTCAGCGATGGAGTGAACTGGATCGAAGTGACTCGCCAGGTTCCGTGACTATAACCACAACCCCATAACAAACCATGGAAACGCCAACCACCGAAGAATCAGGACCACCAGTCACGGAAACCGGACCAGTCCGCCCGCCGGTCATCATCACGCCGCCGCCGCTGACTCTGGAGCAGGCTGACAAGATCGCCAAGGCCATCGAAGCCATCGAAGCGGCGATTGAGTCGCTAGGAACCGTTGGCGGTGCGTTCGCCCGGTTGCTGCTTGGCAAAGTGTTGGAAGGGCTTCGTGCTATGGGTCCGATTCCGCCACTTGGGCCGTCAGGGGGAACCGAAGAACCGTCAACCCCGCCCTCCACCACGCCATGAAGCCACTCCTCCTCTCCATCGTCGCCGCCCTGCTTCCATCCTGCGCCGGTCCCTCCGGTGGCCTTCATCTGGAATACAACGGGCAGGTGGGCCTCGTCCCCTATCGACTCGCCTACAGCGGCGGCAAAGCCGTCGTCTCCGTGCAAATCCGCCCCTCCTTCCAGAAGTGATTCCTCCCTCGCGCCCTCAACTCACCCGCGAGGATCTGGAAGCCCGGATCCGCGCCGCGCATCCTGCCCGCCAGCTGCTCCCATTCACCATCGTGGGCCTTCGCGGCTACTACCGCGACAGCATGGGAGCCGTGGGCCGCAATGATCGAGGCATCTACGACGACGCCCTCTGCATCCTCAGTCCGAACGTCTTTGCCGCCTTCAACGGCAACACCGACCCGTCTGTCAGTCGCCCCGGGATGGCAGTGCTGGAGCCCGGGTGGTGGGACAGTTACCAGTTTGATGTACACGGTGGGTCCGTCCCTCACCCAGCCATCTGCCAGCGCCGCGCCCCCGTCACTGTCCGGCGCGACGGCACCGGCCTCGACGCCGGCATGTTCGGCATCAACATCCACCGCGGCGGCCGGAACACCACCTCCTCCCTCGGCTGCCAGACCGTCCCCCCAACCCAGTGGGATGCCTTCTATTCCCTCGCCAAAACCGAAGCCGTCCGCCTCTTCGGCAAAAACTGGAACAGGTCCCTCGTCAGCTACATCCTCCTGGCCTGAACCGCCATTTGCGCTCATGCGCGGTAGTTGCAAAAGGTCAAAATGTAGCAGCAATGTAGCAGTCAGTGACCAGAAAAAACCCCTCCACCGGGGAATTTCCCGAAGTGGAGGGGTAATGGTCGGGCTGGCGGGATTCGAACCCACGGATGGAGGTGGTGTGATGGTGACCGGGATTTAGTGGGGAGATGGGGCGTGATTGCGTGTGGTTTACGGTGGCGGATGTAGCGGGGATGTAGCAGGTGGGGGGATGGCATCGGTGCATCGGCGAAAAGGGACACGGTTCTGGTCGGCGCTTTTCCTCCTGCCTGGAGGGGGGCGCTTTTTTCGGTCCACGGGACTGGAGGATAAGGGGGAGGCGTTGAGGCTGGCGATGGAATGGGAGAGGCTGGCAAAGGGGCCGGCACCGTCGTCCCTAGAGCAGGCGCGGCGGGTGACGGCGGAGGTGGTGGGGCGATTGATGGGGGCGGAGGTGGTGGCGCGGGTGACGTGCAAGGCGTATGCGACGCAGTGGCTGGCGGCGCTCAAGGGATCTGTGGCGGACTCCACGCTGACGTTTTACTCCGGTGCCCTGAAGGCGTGGCTGGAGTGGATGGGGCCGCGGGCGGATGGGCCGCTGGATGGGGTGGAGCTGGGGGATGTGGTGGCGTGGCGGGCGGAGGAACTAAAGCGGGTGAAGGGAAAGACGGCTGGGCATCGGGTGAAGGTGGTGCGATCAATGTTCCGAGAAGCGGTGGCGCGGGGCTATCTGCGGCGGGATCCCACCGAGGGCCTCCGGGCGCTGAAGAAGGAGAGGGGCAGTCCGGAGGAGCGGAAGCGCAGGCCATTCACCCGGGAGGAGCTTGGCCGTGTGCTGGCGGTGTGTGATCCGGATTGGCGGCTGCTGGTGCGGCTGGGCCTGGTGACCGGTCAACGGCTGGGGGATCTGATCCGCATGGATTGGGCCCGGCTGGATCTGAGTGCTGGGCTGTGGGTGCTGACGACTGGGAAAACATCGAAGCGGCTGGTGGTGCCGCTGCCGGAGGATGTGGTGCGGGATCTGGCGGAGCGGTGCGGGAGTGCTGTGCGGGGGGCGGTGTTTCCGGAGCTGGTGGCGGAAGTGGAGGCGGCAAAGGGGTATGTGGGGAGCATCTCAAAGGCGTTTGCTCACGCGCTCTGGTTGGCGGGGCTGCGGGCAATCAATCCCTATGGCCGGCAGCCGAAGCGTCGTGAGGATGATGCGGGGGCAACGCGGGAACAGCATGAGCTGAGCTTCCATAGCCTGAGGCATACCGCGAGGACGTGGCTGGAGGAGGCGGGGCAGCCAAAGGCGGTGATTGATGCCTTAATAGGACATAGTGGCGACACTGGCAAAATCTACACCACCGTGGGACTGGATGCGCTCCGGGCGGCGGCGGCGGTGCTGGGTGGAAATCCTGTTGCGTCTCCTGCCGGGAATGTGGCAACGTCAATAAATGAGCCGACACCGCAAACCGCAGGAGGAGACGAACGAGCCGATGCGCCAGCAGCTGGCGGCGATGCGGCGGGCGGCTGATGAGCAGATGGAACGTCTGGAAGCCGTGGCGCTGGATCTGCTGGCTGAAATCCGCATGGCGCGGCGGTGCCTGACGCGGCGGACCGGAAAGTTGCGGCTGGAAAAACGGGGCGGAGATGGTAGGGGGTGCGGATGAATGTGAAACTGCTGATCGTGGTGCTGGGGCTCTGGGTGTCTGCCATGACGGCGCTGGCTGGGGCGCGGGAAGCGTACAAGGCGGCGGTGGCGGCCATAGAAGCGGCCAGAACGGAGCAGCAGGTGGAGGATGCGTTTGAGAAAGGGCGGCTGGGGATCTTTGGTGATCCAGAGGTGCGGGTGTGGAGTGAATTGCTGGACAAGGCGAGGGCGGAAGGATGGAAACGGGTGGGCTTGCCTAACGGCATCAAGGTGACGCATGCGGGGGTGAAGCCGAAGAAGCTGCCAGACGGAAGGGTGGTGCCGGTGCGCGTGTTCGGGTTTGAGGTCACCGGGGCCTATCCTGTGAAGGAGGTGTGGGGCGCGGTGGTGTGGATGGACGTGAATGGGAACATGGTGCGGCGCTCGACCGAGCAGTGCTTTTTCACGTCGGAATCTGACAAGGACGTGGTGCAGCCCGGGAAATCCGTGATGCGTGAGAATGATATTTTTCTGTATGCCATGGGGTCCGATGAAGGAGATCCGGCCGCGGGGATGCAGGCGGTGGTGGTGATTCAGCGGGTGCTGCACGTTCAAAAGTAGAATCCCGCAACAATGGAAAACCCCGCTCGGATGATACCGGGCGGGGTTTCTTTGTGTGGGCTGAAGCGCTGCTGGCTCAGTGCTGGGCGGCAGATGTGGGGAAGGATGACCAATCCAGATCAATGCCGAAATCCTTGCGGTGGGCCTCGGCGATCTGGGCCGTCATGGCCTGAATGATTCGGTCCGACTCAGAAGACGGTTCCCGGGATTGCCTCTGAAAGTCAATCAGCTTTTGCAGGTGAAGTGCCGTGTTCATCATCGCGAGGTAATGGGCGGCTATGGTTTCAGGCTGAAGCGCTGGGTGGCGCTGGAGTCTGGCAAAGGTCCTGGCGGACTCTTCGCGAATGATGCGGGCATGGTGGGGGCTGTCTTGTGGTGGCGGGGTGATGCGGCGGAGTTCATCGGGGCGGCAGTGGAAAATCTCTCCCTCCTCGTCGTCGCGAACGGCTATCTGCCCGCCGGCAACATCCAACGCGGTGACGGTTCCGGAAAACAGAAATCCTGACATATCTTTTCCCTTGATGACGAAGCCTTCGTTTTCGCGGACTTCCACGCGGTCTCCGATGCTGAATTGTGGTGTGCTCATTGTTGTGGTTGGTTGAATGTGGGGAGGATCAAAAACGACCGGATTTGCGGGGCTTCGGCGGTGGTGGTGGGGATGTGTCCGGTGGGTCTTCGGCGACCTTGGAGGAATCTGCGGGGACGATGGAGAGGTAGCTGGCTGGGGTCTTGGTGATGCCGGAGGCGAATGATGTGAGGGCGGCGACCATGAATTGGCTGCGATCGTCGTAACCGGCGAGTTTCCGGGCGGCCTCGATCTGATCCCACTCGTCCAGGGAAAAGCGAAGTTTGGCCCCGCCGTCCTCACTCATTCGGATTCGTTTAATGTGAAGAATGGCAGGGAGAGGAATGTCGCCAGAGGTGAACCAGTTATCGACTGTGCGTTTCGAGTACCCCAGCTCAGAGGCTAGGGTGTCTCGGGTGCGGTTGGTGGCTTTGAGCCAGTCTTTGATCTCATCGGGTGTCATGATGGGGCGAGGATGCACCATTACGCGAATCGCGCAAGTCCGGAACCGTAACGCGCAATTTCGTGTATTTTTAGGTGGACGGAATGCGCTTTCCGTGTATTTCTTTGCGTCATGAGCGCAAATAACGTCGAAATCGAGGTGGAAACCAGCAAGATCCTCAAGGCTCTCCCGGAGGAGGTGCGGGAGACGCTGAAGGCTGAGGCGGTGAAGCGGCGGGTGCCGCTGGTGCAGCTGATCAAGGAGGCACTGGTCGCCGTGGCGGCTGAGGTGCGGGCTGCGGCCTGACGGAATGCCAACGGCTCGCAGTACCGGGGGTGGATACCCTGAGAAGGCAAAGTGTGAGCCAATGGAGGTAGCCGGGGCGGCCTGCGGCTGGGGGACTCCATCCAATAACGGAAAACACCCGTGAGCGCCCAAGAGGCGCGCAGGCCGCGAAAACTTTCACCACACGCACACCATGGAACTCACCACTGAAGAAAAGCTGGATAGGCTGGAAGCCGGATTGGCCGAGATAGGCCTGCGGCTGGATGCGCTGGAGGCGGCGCAGCGCGAGGGATTGGCGCAGTGGGAAGCGGATAGGAAGCGCTGGGCGGCTGATGAGGCGGCGGCTGGTGTGGCGCGGGTGCGGGTGTCTGATGAGGCGGCGGCGAATGATGAAGAGGACCGGTTGGTGCTGCTTGGGGTGGGTGCGCCGAGTTGCGGGCTGAACTATGAGAATACGCGGGGCGCGCTGACGCGAGCGGCGGCGGCGCTGTCGGAATTGGCGGAAGAAGAATCGCAGGTGGCCGCTGCGAATGATGAGGAGGACCGGGCGTTCAGTGAGGCGCTGAAGCGGTTGGATATGTGCAGTGATGGCGGCGGGGTGGAGCCGTCGCCGAGGCGTGGTGGGCGGCTGCTCTGGCGGGAGTGGGAGGGGCTGAATGACGACAAGTTATTAGCCGGGTATGGCCGCTGAAATCTCTTTGATCTCTCCGAATCCGGGCGCGTGCCCGCAACCCTAACCACACACACAAATGATGACGACGAGACAATCCAAATACTCCCGCGGCAGGCTCTGCGAGCAGGTGGGCCGGATCTGCCGGGGCCTGACCGTTCTGGGTGTGATCCTGATCTCCGGCGCGGCGGCGGCGGGGACGATCTACTTCGTGGGCTCAACCATCCTCAAACTCCTCGCCCGATGAGTATCCTGAAGCGAATCCTGAAGGGGCAGGCGCGGCCTGCGGTGATGAGGCCGGTGCCGATGGTGCCGATGGCGCAACATCCTGCCCGATTCCAAGCGGTCGAGGCGCTGGAGCTGCGGGTGCGGGAGGCGTTGCCGCCGCGGCCGGCGTTTGGCGATCCAGATGTGGGAGCCGATGCAACGCCGCGGGGGCTGCTGATGTCTGCGGATCGGGTCCGGCACATGGGGGACTGCAAGGTGGCGCAGCTGGAGCGAGAGCTGGTGATGGAGCGGCTCCGGACGAAGGAATTGAGGGAGCAGCTGGTGGCGGTGAAGGCGGTGCTGCGGGACATGGAGCAGAAGTACGAGTCGATGGCGGTGGAGGATGTGTGTGGGTGGGTGGAGGAGACGGTGTTTCCGGATCTGAAGGCTGCGGTGGAAGGGGGTGGTCTGTGAGCGCGAAGAAGAAAGAGGCAGCAGTCGCGCCGGGAATGGTGCTGGGGTACACGGCCCGCGGTGCGCGGCTGGGGGATTGGGATGTTGTCTTCGTCCCGAAGGGGAAGGTGGAAGCCATCCAGCGGTTTGAGACGGTGCCGGGGGCGAAGTGGTATCGGCTGGAGGGGATAGAGAATGAACTGGCGGCGGTGCGTGAGGGGAGGCGTCGGCTGAAGGTGGATCTGGAGAAGCTGGCGGGGGTAGAGGGAGGTGCGGCATGAAGAGGGTGATTATGATGCTGGCTGCGTTGGCGAGCGCTGTGGGTGCTGGAGAGACGCGGGACAAAACGCGGGACCGCAGCAGCCGGGAGGATAGCTGGAGCCGGGATGAGTGGAGCGATGAGACGCGGGGTTCCTCTGACTGGAGTGATGACTGGTCGCGTGACTGGACCGGCGGCGGGAATCAATCCGTGCCGGAACCTGCCGGGTCGGCGGGGCTGGTGGCGGGCGCGGGTGTGCTGGTGGTGTTGCGGCGGCGGCGGAAAGGGGGTGTGGCGTGAGTGTGGCGGATGCGTTGGCGGTGGCGGAGATGGGGCATTGCAGCCCGATGCTGAATGCGGAGGCATTGCGCGTGCTGGCGGCGGAAGTGTTGCGGCTGCAGGCGGAGGCGAAGGCGGCGGAGTGCCGGGCGGCGGCGCCGTTCTTCGCGCCCGGGGGATCTGAACCGGAGGTCTACAATTGGCCATGAAGCTGCCGAAACACAGGCTTCCTGACCTGCGCTATCCGCGCACAGGCAATCAGGACTGGACGGTGCGGACGACGATGGAGCGTGCCACAAAGGTGGCGATGCTGGCGGAGCAGCTGGGCGTGCGCCGGATAGTGCCGGGGAAGAGTATGGCGTCGGTGGGGGCGTTGTTGGAGTCCATCGCGGCTGGGAAGGTGGCTGTGGTGAGGCTGGATGATCCGCAGCGGCAGTTGGTCTGGGCCGGGATGGGTGCCCCGGCCGCGGAGGATCCGCGCTGCCCGAAGGACTGGGAATCCTGACCACGATGACGACGATGATCTGTGACGAGGCGGAATATGACTTCCCGGGGGTGTTGTGGGCGCTGCACGGGGCGTCGGCGCTGAATGCCATAGCGGTGGCGGGGCGGTATCGGGCGTGGATGGATGGCTGTGGGGAATGGGTCTTCGTCCATGAGGGTGAGGCCTTCGAGGACGGTGAGGATCTGGGGGAGGTGAGCATCTGGGGGCCGGGGGTGATGGCCGTGAGTGCAGAGGGTGCGGTGCTGCGGGCCATGGGTGGGGATTCGCAGGTGGGGGCGAGGATGTGGCAGCAGGTGAATGCGTCCGCATGGAAGGGGGGCCCATGGAGCCTGTGAGTGATGATGACTGGGTGGATGGCTGTGAGGTGCCGATGGAGTGGATCTGTGAGGGCGCGGCCAAGGCGGAGCCGGTGACGTGGTGGGGCTGTCTGGCGATGGGGCTGCTGGTGCTGCTCTGCGGGGCGCTGCTGGCGGGCGGGATGGTGCTGGCATCGGCCGCCGGTGCTGCGGAGGCGGAAAACTCAAATCTGACTGATTGATCATGGAACCTGACAAACTGAGCGCATTGACTCGCCAACTGGCGGAGCTGGCCGCTGCCCTGCCGGAGATGCAGAAGCAGCTGAAGGAGGCGGCTGTGAAGGAAGCGGTGGAAGGTGGTGCCGTGGTGCGGGTGATTCCGGAATGGTTCCCCCGGCCGGTGCGTGCGGGCCGGGGTGAGTGCGGGAATGTGGACCCGTGGTTCTCGTTGACTCAGGCGGACTGGGTGGCGGAGATCCGGGCTGGGTTTGCTGGCTGGATGGAGACGACGGAGGGGAGTGGTCGGCCAAAGGTGCTGATCAACTACGCGGCGGCCCGGGAGTGGCTGCAGCAGAAGTGGGAACGGCAGAAGGAGAGGAGGATGGCGTGAATCAGGAGCAGCTGGATGCGTTGTGTGAGTATGCGGACGGTCGGCGGGAGGCTGGCGTGCGGTGGGATGTGATCGAGGAGGAGATGGATGGTAAGGTGCCGCAGCGGGTGCTGGATCGTCTGCCGTCGCTCCATAAGGCGTGGGCGCGGCGGCGGCTGTATGAGCAGCGGCAGCGGGTGGCCGGTGATAGGCGGCAGGGGGAATCTGTGGCGGAGGTGACGGTGGACTGGGCGAGTGCGGACGCGGCGGCGCTGAAGCTGGATCTGGCGGCGGTGGCGGGGGCGGCTGAGGTGGCGCTGGATGACCGGGCGGTGGCGCTGGCGGTGGTGCGGTATCTGCACGCGGGTCTGCTCCAGGCGAAGACTCGGTGGCGGCAGTGGAAGGAAGTCAGGGTGGGTGCCGGGGAGCGGTTGGTGCGGTGCTGGGGCCCGGGGCGGGCGGTGACGGTGGCGGGTGTGGAGGTGAGCTGGCTGACGTGCGCGGTGATGGTCCAGGCGGGTGAGATGATCAGGGCGGTGTATCCGGAGGCGCGGTATCAGCTGCTGACGGATGCGATGATGCGGAAGCATCGGCTGCGGGGGCAGTACTGCCGGATCTTCCGTAGGGAGCTGGATGCGGAGGTGTTGTCGCCAAAGGAGGTGTCGGCGCGGTTGGCTGCGGTGCTGCACACGTTCCTCGGCGGGGCGGGCAGCAAGTGGAGGAACAATGCGGAGCTGGCGAAGGCCTTGGGGGTGAGTCGTCAGGCCGTGCAGGTGCGGAAGCGGAAGCTGCTCAAAAAGGCGGGGGCGAGGGCGGCGGATGGGCTGCGGTCCACGGCGGGGCTGGGAGAGGACTGATTTTCCACGGTTCCCGCGAGGGGGCCTATCAAAACACAAAACCAACACAACGAGATGAAAGAGATCACTGATGACGAGGCCCGAAAGGCCGAGATAGCGGCTGCGGCCGTGGCGGACAAGCCGAAGCGGGAGCGTAAGAAGAAGGAGGCGGTGGCGGTGGCCGAGGTGCTGCCGGGGCCGAAGGCAGTGGTGATGAACGCGGGGCAGCTGGCGGACGCGCTGGGGATGGTGCGGCGGGCCACTGGCAAGACGCTCCCGATCCTGAGTTGTGTGCTGATGCGGATCCCGGAGGGGAGTGCGGCGATGCAGCTGGCGTGCACGAATTGCGACGTGTGGGCATCGGTCTGGGTGCCGATCGTGAGTGGTGCGATGGGGCATCCGGCGGCGGTGGCAGTCTCGGCCGCGGCCCTGGCGAAGCTGCTGGGGGAGGTGGAGGCGACGGAGGTGATCATCGACATGGGAGAGAATCTGCTGGTGCGTGCGGGTGCGTGGAAGGCGGAGTTGTGTGTGTTGGCGGCGGAGGATTTCCCGCCGAATCCATTGGAGGCCGGGCGTGTCAGCGGGGAGCATCCGGTGGAGTTGGTGGATGGGGTGCTGAAGAAGGCGCTGGGGGCGGTGTCCGGTGCGGTGAGCAAGGATGAGACGCGGTATGTGCTCAATGGGGTGCTGCTGAGGTTCCGGGGGGATGAGTTGGTGGTGGCGGTGGCGACGGATGGGAGGCGGCTGGCGGTGGTAGAACGGGTGGTGAAGGGGGCGTTGCTGGAGAAGCATTGGGACGTGATCCTGCCGACATCTGCGGTGCGGCTGCTGCTGGGGGCGCTGTCTGATGGGAAGGAGGTGGGGCTGCTGCGGACGCATCAGAAGGATGCGGCCAATGCGGGTGAGGAGCCGAAGGTGTTCGCAATCTCGCTAGTGACGGGCGGCTGCGGGCTGGAATTGTGGACAAAGGTGATCGAGGGGGACTATCCGAATTTCTATCAGGTGATCCCCGGGGGCCCGGTGGAGCCGGTAAAGCTGAATGGCGGGGTGTTGGTGGAAATGTGTGACCGTGCTGGGATGCTGGTGCCGACGGGGGTGGAGATCGTGGCGGCGGGCCGGGCGGTGACGGTGCGGGCTTCCGCGCCGGATGTAGGCCTGTGGGAGGAGACGGCGGAGTTGATCTCCGCGGACGATATGATGGCTGCGCGGCTTGAGTTGCGCGTGAATCCGGAATATGCGGCTGTGCTGGGTGTGGGTGAGCAGGGCGAGTTGGACGTGGGCCCTGCGCGGGGAAAAGGGCCGCTAGTCTGGCGGTCCAATCTGACGGCGGCGGATCAGGGGCTGGAGTACACGGGCGTGCTGATGCCTCTGCGCAACGAGGGGGGTGCAGCATGAGTGGCTGGGAGCCTGAGGTGAACGCGGTGGTGAAGCTGCTGGCGGACATTCGCGAAGCTGTGGGGGATCCTGAGGGGCGGCTGATGCAGGATGAACTGGTGGCGCATTGCCGTGCGCTGCGGGAGCAGGCGTCGGCATTGCTGGCGGTGCTGGAGCCTCTGGTGACTGTGCCGGCGGTGATGGTGTCCGGTGAGGATCTGGCGAAGGCTCGCGAGGTGTTTCAGCGTGTGAAGGGGGGTGTGCTGTGAGCCCTGAGGAAATTGACGACGGCGGGCCGGTCTCTAAAATGAGTGTCCGGGATTTGTTTGCCTCTTCGGCTACGGAAGAGGATATCTCCCGCTACGAAAACCGTTCCTATCAGCGCGAGGATGGGATCTGGGCCACAACCACGCGAGAGCAGGCTAAGTATATCTATGCGGACGCCATGATCGCGGCGGGAAAGAAGGGGGTGGTGCTGTGAGTGTGCTTGCACCCACGGGGATCGAGGAGATGGTGACGCGGCTGCTGAGGTTTCCGGTGCTTCAGGCGGAGGTGCTTTTCCGTGAGTCGCTCGGCGCTGAGGTGCGGCCGGGGCTGGAGGAAAGGATCGTTGGGGACATCGCGAGGAGGCAGCATCTGGGGGTGGCGAAGTATGCGCAAACGCTGGCGGAGAATCCGGCGGTGTTTGCGAAGCGGGCGGCGCATGCCTATGAGGAAGCGCTGGATCTGAGCAACTACCTGCGATGGGCTATGGAGTGCGCGGATGTGCCGTGGAAGCAGCTGGCGCTGCTGCGGAGCCTGCTGGATGCTTCCCTACGCTCTGCGGCGCAGTTGCGGGCGTTCGTGGAACTGGCGGACGCGCAGGAGGGGGGTGTGGCGTGAGTGCGGTGAAGACGAAGGTCTGCGATGGGTGCTTCCGGGTGATGAGGAAGCCGCTGCATCAATCGAAGTCGGCGTGGGAAAAGCAGACGACGTGCTCTTACGATTGTTCTGCCGTGCGGCGGCGGCGGATCATGGGGGAGTGGAGATCGTCTGCCAGCAAGGTGTGCCCGGCGTGCGACACTGTCTTCCATCCTCACGCGACGCTGCGTCGGCGGGCATGGGATGACATCACCTACTGCGACTCCTACTGCAAGACTTACGGGGCGAAGGGCATGAAGGTGGCGGTGCTGCCGTCGGAGGAGCAGGACACGCCCGGAAAGCGGATCCATTGGCTGCGGCTCTCGACTTCTGTCTGTGGCAAAAAGACCCATTTGCCAGTGGAGCGTGCGGCTGATGCGGCTGGGATCTCGTACACGACATGGCGGCGGATTGAGGCCGGAAAGGCTGTGAAGGAGAAGGACTGGCAAATGCTCTGTGCGAAGGCTCTGGGCCTGCCGGATGAGAATCTGCTGACGGTATCTGTGAAGCGGTGGGCGGCTGTGGTGAAGGAGGCGGGCCTGTCGGCGAAGGCGGTGGTGGTGGAAGTAGATGGGAGGGCGGTGGCGTGACTGACGTGCTGGAGCGGGCCCGGAAGTATGTGAGCAGGATGGACGCGGCTGTCTCTGGCAGCGGTGGCCACACGGCGACCTTCAAGGTGGCTGTGGCTCTCATTCACGGGTTCGCTCTGGCCTGGACTGAGGCGTGGGCGTTGTTGATCGAGTACAACGAGCGATGCCAGCCGAAGTGGAGTCTGAAGGAGCTGGAGCACAAGCTGAAGCAGGCGCAGGGGGGCGTGCACAAGAATCCGCGGGGGCATTTGCTGGGTGATAGGGTGGATAGCAAGGGGCGCTCTGAGCGGGCGGCGGCGGAGGCGGAATCTGGGCCTGTGGTGGCTGTGGAGGATGGGCGGAACTGGCGGCCGTATGATCCTGTGGCATTGAGGGGTGAGCAGCGGCCGGTGAAGATCGGGGCGAGGTGGCTGGCGCAGCGGTCGCCGGTAGATGTGGCGGAAGTGTCTCCCGGTGGGTTTCTGGAGCAGGTGCTGATGACTGGGGAGAAGGCTCTGGTGTTCGTTAATGAGCGGAGTCAGGGGCAGTTCATTTTCTGGAAGTGTGAGGACATGGAGAAGCGGGGGTGGTATGAGCTGGGGGAAAAGCGGGGCGAGCGGGCGAAGCGGGTGGGTGGGGTGGATGAGACGCCGAAGCGGATCGTCTCGGCCCGGTGCGGGGTGTGGTGGCTTTGCCAGCCCGTGGATGGGCTGTGGCATCCGAATGGGGGTAAGTTTTCGCGGCGGTCGGCGTCGGCGGTGACGTCGTGGAGGACGCTGGTGATCGAGTCTGATGAGGAGGGCATCGAGGAGGCGTGGCTGAATCTGCTGGTGCAGTTGCCGATGCGGATGATGGCGATGTACACGAGCGGGGGCCGGTCGGTGCATGCTCTGGTGAGGGTGGATATGGCGAGCAAGGCGAACTGGGATCTGCTGCGGGACTGGATGAAGCCGGTGCTGACTCGGCTGGGGGCGGACAAGGGGGTGTTTTCTGCGGTGAGGTTGACGAGGCTGCCGGGGTGTCTGCGGCAGGGTCGGGAGAAGGATGGGCAGTATGAGAGGTACCCCTCCCCGCGGATGCAGAAGTTGTTATTTTTGAACCCTCTGGCGGACTGGGCCCCGGTGCTCAGTCTGCCGGTGATACGCGCACACACTGATGTCTCTGGAATCCAATCCTCCCCCTCCGCCGCCGCCTGACAATTCCAACAAGCTCCCTCCCGAAATCCGTGACGCCATCGCGAAGCTGCAGCCGTGGATGGAATCGGCCGGGATGGAGGTGCCGAAGGAGGTGGCGAACTCTGTGCCGCAGATCTATCTGGGCGACCGGATCGGGCTGTTGGCACATGAGCTGGCGCAGCATCTACGGGCCAGTGGGCTGTACCGTGCGGGCGAGGAACTGGTGACGGTGGATGAAGGGACTGGGCGGTTTGCTCTGATGAAGGCGTCGAGGTTTGTGAGCTGGGTGGATGACTGGGTGTCGTTCTGGAAGCCTGCGCACGGGGAAAAGAAATATGTGAGCATGAATCGGCAGAAGGCGGAGGAGATACTGGCCAGTGATGCCTTCCGCTGCAAGATCCCGGTGCTCAATGGGATCAACCCGGTGAAGCTCCCGGTGAGGAGGCGGAGTGGGGTGGTGGAGTTGCTGCAGCCGGGCTATGATGCGGAGAGTGGGATTTTCACTTTGCAGGCGGGGCTGGATTACAGTGAGGAGATGGATCCTGACGAGGCGCGGCTTTTCATCCTGGAGATGCTGAAGTATTTCCCGTTCGACGGGGAGCGGTCGAAGGCTGTGCATGTGGCGGCGATGCTGACGGTCTACATGATGGGGATGATGCCAGCAGGTGCGAGGCCGCCGATGCTGATCTGGAACGCGAACCAAGTGGCGAGCGGGAAGACGCGGTTGGCGCAGATGTGTCTGATCCCGGTCTTCGGGGGCGCGGCGGTCGCGACTTGGTGGGAGCGCGTCGAAGACTTCAAAAAGGAGATGGACTCGGCGGCGCAGGATTTCTCGCCCTATCTCTTTTTTGATGACCAGACGGGGTTTTTGAAATCGGGGATGCTGAACTCGTGGATCACGGCGAGTCGGTGGGCGGGTCGGGTGATGGGGGGCAAGGATCGGTTTTCGGTGCCACTGAGGGCGGTGACTTTGGTGACGGGGAATCAGCTGACGTACTCGGATGACTTGTATCGGCGCTCGCTGATCGCTGATCTGTTCCAGCCGGTCCAGTATGATCAGCGGGTGCTACCTGAGGACGCCATCGACATGACGGAGGAGTGGCTGGCAGACGAGCCGAACCGGTCGAAGATACTGGCGGCGCTCTGGGCCTTGGTGCGGCATGCTGAGGTGATGGAGCAGGTGCGGCCGGCGCAGTTGGCGAGGAAGATCGGATCATTTGAAGGGTGGTGTCGTGTGGTGCCGAAGGTGGTGATCCATGCCGCATTGGGTGATCCGACCGAAAAGCCTGCGGCGGCGCAGGGGAATCCTCTGCTGGCTGATGCGCGGGAGTTGGCGAGGATCGCGCTGGATCGGTTGGTGGAGGGGCGGCGGGTGCAGCAGGTGAAGCTGGCGGATCTGGTGCCGTTGGCGAGGAAGGCCGGGCTGTTCGTCGAGGCCTTGGGTACGCTGGATGATGTCTTCCGGGATCTCGATGCGGGCAAAGGGAGGTGGAAGCCGACTGAGGTGGTGGATGAGGATGGGGATGTGAGCCGACGGGAGGCAACGCCGGAGGAGAAGCGGGAGCAGGCTGCGGCATTCCTTGACCGGGCAATGGCGACGCGGTTCGGGGCGACGATCAAGCGGCTGATGAATGGGCTGATGTTTGTGGATGGTGGTGGGCGGAACTATCAGTTTGGAAGCCGTGAGGGCGCGAGGCAGGCGACATACGTCTGCGTGCAGCAGTAGGAGGGCGTGGGCTAGGTTGAGTGATGGGGGCGCGTGCCGATGGGTGCGCGCCCCTTCGTTTTGCCTGCGGACCTCCCCGTTCCCCTGCCCTGTGCGAGGTTCGCGGACGTGTGCAAGGTGCGCTGTTTTGATCGTTCGGAGGGGGAAGAAGTGCCGCCGTTGGCGGCGGATGATGCGCTGAGGTCTGCCAAGGTGTGCAGGCGATGGTGATTTTAACCTTCGCAAACCGTTGATTCTAATGGTGTGTTCGTACCTTACACACCTTTCATACCGTCTCTTGAGATATTCCAGAATGGGGGAGTTTGAGGGTTTCAGCAAAAGGGCCT